GTCGTGCTCCTCACCGGCGGAGAGGGCGGCGCCCGCGAAGCCGGCCCGCTTAACGGGGGCGACTTCGAGGCCATCCGCCAACGCGCGGTGAGCAGCGGCAGCATCTTTACCCCCTGCAGCGGCCAGCATCTGGGTCTTCCAGCGTGCGTACAAAGGGTTGGGAGGAACGGGAGGGAAACCGAAGGTAACAGCGGCCTTCAAATTGCTGCGAGGAGCAATTTTGCGGCGTTGAGAGCTGTCGGCCCCCACTCCTGCAATAAGCTTAGGCCCTTGTCGAGCCAAGACTCCTCCTGTTGGAGTTGTCTTGGAGTCAGGTCCTGGTCTTGCTCCAACACCTTTGACAGCGACTGAAGTATCCTGTCGAGGTTTTGGGGCGTTAGTTCCTGACTGGTTCCCGACGCGAGCTCGTTGAGCAACTTGAGCGAGAGTGAGGAGTCCGGTTTGGAGCCTGTTGGCTTTGTCTTGGACACGTTTCTTGGCATCAGACATCGTGCTAATGTGGTCGAATGTGTGCCCTCACCGAGCAGTGTCGTTGCTGGCGCCCCGTTTAACCGCGGGGGAAGCGGGCTGCGTCACAAGCTACGCCCAATTTTACGTCGAGGGAGGACGTGACAGCGTGAGCCGCTTCACGCATAGTCACGACGCATGATCACGTCGAATAGTGGGTGCTCCAGAAAGCACGGGGGGACGGCTGCCTGTATGAGCAGCGCGGCCTCGCGCCAATGATGCCAGGCGTCCCCGTAGCGAGCGAACATGACGTCCTCGCAATCGGGGGTCCACGTGGCTTTGGGGCGGCCAAAGAACAGGCCATCCCTGTGCGATGGACGGTAGACGTCCTCACGATCGTACGCCGCCGCGATACGCTGATCGTAGTACTTCTCGACAAATCCGTCGAGGAGTGGCGGTAGCCAGGCGTTGGCCAGGCCGGCAGCTTGGCTCGCGAGATAGGCACGCGGGTCGCCGCCGAGTAGCGTCGAAGGGTCAGTGAGCGTCACTCCCACTTTGCCGAGCCGACTTGGAAGGGGCACGGCGAGAATCGCGTCTTCCATGCAGGATGGGTTCCAGCCTGGAACGAAGATGTGCTTCAGGAAGGTCGCTCCGCACACCGATTCTTCCGCATCAGCGCTGCTGTGGAGCGAGATCTTGATCTTGAGTCCGTACTCCGCGTACTCAGCCACGATGGCGTCGCGCAGCGAAGCGTCGTCCTTATCGAACATACCCTCGGCAATAAGGTCACGAGCAATCCGCAAGAACACGAGCGAATTGTCCGAGTTGCCGAAAGTGGTGTCAGCGCCGCCCGTGTCTCGGGTTCCTTCCGGGCGCTTGATGATGACGATGACGCCGGTGCGCCTATTGCGGTAACGCAAAGGTGCACGAGCGGTCTCCGCCAGCACATTGAGCACCGGTGGTGAGACGC